TTAAAAGGCGTTTTAAAACGGCTTCCTGGTCTCTTAGTATAGCTTCTTTATTCTTTGCATTGGCAGCCATTTCCTCTTTGATATTTGTTACCCTGGCTTTATAAGCATCATTGATCTTTAATTCATCAACTAAACGCTTACGAAGTAAAGCCTGGTAATCTAAGCCGGACTGGAAAATACTATCCNNTCCTCACGGGCTTTGCGTTCGGATTCTCTGGCAGCTTTACCAATAGAGAATATTTTTGATATTCCGGAGATAACCCCACCAATGGCAGAAATAGGATTCCCATCCATGATAGATTTTGCAATACCCCCGGCAACATCATTAACAGCCCCGGCAAGTGTGGAAATAGTTGAAAGTGTATCTGCAAGCCCTTCGTTAGAATCTCCGATTGAGTTTGCCAGTTCACTAAATGAGCTTTGAATCATTCCCGCCCACTGTGCTGTTTCTGCCCAGGGCGCAGCTTTCATTTTTTCCAGCTCATTGTTAACCCCGATTAATTCACGAAGAATCTGCTGTATCTGCTCGTAGCTTTTACCTCCTTTATCGTTAAGGGCTGCCTGTAACTGATTACGACGTTCCATTAATGAGTTGACATAAACTTCAGCATCAGTTTTACCACTTACTTTCTTTGCCGATTCCAAAGAGTTTTCAAGCTGCTTTTTCTGGGTATCTGTTAAATTTTGCGCTGTAGCCAAATATTCTTCCAGGTACTTAACTTTTGCATTAAGTTCTCTTTTTGTGATTCCGACAATGTTTTCACTAAGACGGGTATATATTTCTGTTTTGGCGAATGCTTCACCGTTGGCAGCGTCTATTTCTAAATCCTTTTGCCTTTTGGCTTCTGCTAGTAATCTATCCTTTTCATCTTGTGATATTTTCCGGCTTTCAATTTTCTCTCTTAACGTAGCATAGTGGGATGTTATATTAGTTTTTTGCTTTTCCAGGTTTTCATGAGCATTAACAAACTCTGTTACCATATTGGTAAGCTCCTGTTTTTTTTCCACGAGCTTTCCGGCTAACATAGCATACACTCCGTTACTTCGGTTTGACCCGCTTTGTCCGGCCTTTTCCATTTCAGCATCTAAAAAAGCGATTTGATCTGCCAGTAAAGGAATTTTTTCGAGTGCAACCTCTATAGAGCGTGTAGTGTTCTCCAATAATGATTTATCACCTCGTAACTCTTTTATTTTATTATTTAGTAAGTCAAGGTTTTTCTGCTGTCCCTCGGTCAATACTCCGCCACCTTCTACTATATTGTCAAATACACTTTTTTGGTTTTCGAGAAAATCAAAAAAGTCCTTTGCTTGTTTTTTTAATACCGGAAACTGACGATTTGCAGCATCAGTCCCATATTCTTCCTGGTAATCAAAATATTTTAACCAGCGTGCTTCCATATCTGAAAGCATTTCTTCAAAATTTTTATACTTTGCAGCATTCTTTTTTTCTTCTAATTCAACTTCTAATTTATCTCTACGCGCAATAGCTTCGGTATCTGTAACTACTTCACCCGTGAAATAAGGCTTTCCATTTTTATCGCGGCTTTGCCCGTATTTATCCAATTTCTGAAGTTTTACCATTCCCTTATCTGCTTTGTCTATTGCTTCATTATAAAGTGCTACACGACGCTCCAAATCTTTAATGGAACCAACAGGGAAAACTTCAGCAAGTTGGCGCTGCTGTTTTTCCTTTTGTTTCTTACCTAAAGCTGCATCAAGGCGTTTCTGCAAAGCGTCCTTTTTAGCTAATAAAGCCGATAATTCTTTGGTTCCTTCGCCAGCATCGCCGATTTGTTCTTCTACTTGTCTTATTTGATCTCTTAACCAATCTATAGAACCAGGTTTTAAAGTGCCTTTTCTTACTATCGCTGCCTTTTCTTCTAGTTTACCAGCTTTCTCTAATAATTTAATTTCTTCTTCAGTATGTTTATTTGATTTTTCTTTTAATTTTAAAGATTCTGTTTCATACATTGTAGAATTGGATGTTTTCAATGGATCAAATAAATTTCTGTTGAAGATTGCATACCATGCATTATTGACAAAACCTTTAATTTTTCCTCCAGTAGGTTTTTCGTCTGGATCAGCAGAACTATTCAAAGATTTTTTAAAGTCCTCTACAGCTAACTGAGCATGGGCAGCAGCTTCCGCTCTCAACATCATTGCTTCAATAAAGACCTTTGAGTTTTTAACCATTATGTTTTCAGCATCAGTAACGCTGCGGACTTTAACACCTAGTTTATCGAAAGCATCTTTATTATCATGGATAAACTTTTCTTTCGCTTTAAGATCATTCCCCAATTCATTCCACTGAATCTGCAATTTTCTATAAGCTATCATNNATTATCAGCCAAAGCAGCCATGAGCTTTTTATTTTCTTCAGCAACTTCTTTTTGCTTTGCTGCTAACTGTGAAAAAAGAGCAATAATTGCGACTATTGCAATTGAAAGCCCCCCGGTAATAGTGGCCATTAAAATGGCAGCCTGGGCATTGGTTATTCCTAAAGTTGCAGCAACTTGTAAATTTGTAGCAGCCCACATCGTTTTGGCTCTGGCTAATACCTGGATTCTAAAAGCCGAAGTAGTTGTAAGTCCCTGCTGTATTTGTTGAAGCCCTATAGTAATAGCCATTAAAGCCTGGACTTTTAGCATAATACGCTGAAGGTTTTCATTTTCCGCTCCAAATAATGCCGTTGCTCCCTGTACGGCACTTAAGCCCCCGGTAAGCATTGACAATCCCTGAACATATCCCTGAAGGACATTACCAGAAACTAATAACCTTTGTTCTGCTTCAACCTGAGCCATTGCAGCTTTATATTGCATAGCTTGTTTTTCCAGGTCTTTATACATTGCTTCATCTTTGCGGCCTGAATGTTCCAGCTCACGCATTGAATTAATAGTAGCTCTGTAGTTTTGCTGTAAGGAGGATTGAGAACTATTGAGATTCTTTAATGCAGAATCCAGCTCGTTAAGTGCTTTCTTTTCAGCTTCAAGCTCCTTTTTTAGTCTTTCAGCTTCTTTTATAAGTTTTACCTGCGCTTCACCAGGAGCAGTTTTACTAATTTCTTTGTTAAGATTTTTTAATTCTGTTTCAACATCTTTAACAGCCTGTTTTTGAATTTGCAGATTTTCTTTGGTTAATCCTTCAATAGAAAATTTTGGTGTACCACTTCCGTAAGAAGCTATCAAAGCATTTAGCGCAACTTTTTCCTGTTCTAATTCAGATTTAAGTCTTCTTGAGTCGTTGATTAATTGCTCTTTATTTCCGGCAGGAAGAGGTTTTGCTAATTCATTATTAATTTGTTGTAGTTGTTTACCCAGGTCATTGATAACCTCTTTTTGAATGGCAATATTTTGAGTATCGACAAGGCTGTCAACTTTTACCGTCTTAGTAGCTTTACCAACATTATTAATAGCGTTAGTCAGGTTGTTTGCTTCTTTAGCTCCTAAAGCCTGGGCAGCAGTTACCTGAGCGTATTTATCTTTAAGGTCTTCAGTGGCCTTATCTACATCCTTAGAACCAGAAACAAGCTTTTTATACTCATCCATTAGCTCTCCGGAGTTGATTACAAATTTTATTTCTATTGATTCGTCAGCCATGATTATTCTATTTTAGCCCCGAAGAATCTTGCGAGCTGTTCATCGGAGGTTAGTTTTTCTTTTGTTTTTTTCTTCTTTATGAGTTTGGGAGCATCTGCCAGCATAAGGTTAATCTGGGCAAATGGGGTGTTAAATATTTTTCGCTGTGACCAGCCTGTCTTTTCGGCAATAACATACAGGAAACCGAAGACGCTATGAAAGCTATCGCTTATTAACTCGCCTTCTTCTGGCTCAGGTTCATCGGCTTCGTCATCCTCGTCGAGTGTATGATCCTGATAGTATTGATAAAATCCTGTACACCGCCGTACACAACAATTAGCTGATATAAGTAATTGATTTCAGCTTCTGTAATATTGCATCTCAACCACCATGCAAAGGGCTTATGAAGCCAATACAGGAAAAAGCTATTTAATAGCGCCAAAGCCAGGATTTCACTTTCCTTTTTACCGTGCTTTACATATACCTCGTAAGCTTCTTTTAAGTCAATATCCCTATCAGGGTTTACATCCATTTTTAAAAACTTGTGTGATATTCTCAAATAGGTATTTGATGTTGGTGAAGTGATAACCAGGTTAATTGTTTTTTTCCTGAATATTCTTAAAAAAAGAGGTGCTGTGACTGGCACTTTTACACCTCTTTTTAATAAGATTTCTGCGGCCTTTTTTTCAATGTCCGCGTTCATAACTATGGTAGTTTTTTGATTCTAATTTTAGAAAGTGGTGTAAATTGGCAATCAATTAAAGCCACTTCTTTTTTCTTCAGCTTCAGATTCTTCTTAGCGAAAAGAGAAACAACAGGGTAAGCAATTTGATGTCCGCTATCTGTTTTAAATCTTAATGCTATTTTCTTCGGTTTTCTTTCGCCTTCTGTCCATTCGTTATCTACAACGGTACCACCGATCAATCTTACCAAAGTTTCGGTATCATATTCATACCCTGAAAATTTCCCTTCGGTTTTCCCAGCAATGAAAAATGATTCGAATGGTTCGTCCAGTTGATCGCTAAACTCATCCGCAACCTCTGGGTCTGCGTCAACGATCTCTACAGTATCTCTGTAGGTTTTACAAAGCTCTTTCCAAGCTGCTTCTAATGGCAGTGTACCATCTGCTGTAATTTCAGCATATTCTACTGCTTTAGTTCCAAATATTGCCATAATGGTTATTAATTTTTAAATGGTTATTAGTTTTTTGGGGTTTAATTTGTTTTTAAATAGGCTTTAAAAGAATTTTAAGCTTCTAGCTGCTCAGCATCTCTTTTATCTTCAGTAGCTTCTTTTTGCTCTGTGGTTTCTGCTTCTGGTTCTTTATTTTCAGTATCAGCAGATTTTTTTTCTTCGATTTTTGCTTTTAGTTTTTCTAAGCTGATGTTATGAACTGGTGCAACTCCGTACAACTCCTTATATTGTGAGATTAAAGCGTTTTTTTCTGCTGCTGCCGGTTCGATACCGTCACCAGTTAAAGGAACATCCTGCTTTACTTCTTCTTTTGTTTGCTCTGTTTTTTGTACATCCGTTGTATCTGGTTCGATATCCTCTTCAACTTCCAAAGCATCCGTTTCCTCCATTTCTGTGTAAGTATCTTCAAAACCTCTTTCAAAGGTTTCTACTCTGTCATCTTTCAGATAACGTGCATGATCATGAGCCTTATTCTTATTATCTTTTGTGAAACCCTGACCATCTGAAGTGACATGAATCAGATCAATCCCTTTATGAGTGTTAAAAATTCCGAAGGCTGCTGCTGCGAATACGTTTTTAAATGTTTTTGACATGGTTGTTATGATTTTAAAATTCGATTAGATTGTAATTAAGACCTATCCCAAAGTAAGGTGCGGCCTTTATAGTGGTTCCGTCTTTTGCAAGTCCGTAGCCTGCTGAAATACCTATACCGAAGCGGTTCGGAGGTTTTTCCTTTAGCCTGAAGGATTTCAGACCGTTAATGGTTACTCTTGGATCATCAGAGTATACATTAATGAAATTCTGATTTGCACCTAAAAGCCATTTTCTCTGGCTGTACCTAGCTTCATTCAGGTTTATATCGTATGCAAGCTTAACAGAATCCGTATCCGGGTAATACACCAGATCCAGATATTTGTCCTTATGGCTTTTTATGATCTGACCTTTATCATTCTGTTTTGAAATTAAAGCCAATTGCGCTTCCAATTTGCCGTTAACTTTTGTAACCTGGTCTATTTTATCTATGCTTATTTTCAAAGCTTTCTGAAGACTATCGGCGTAGGTTCTGTCCAGAGCTGCAATTTTTTCCGATGTAGAGTTATTAATGATTTTTTCATTGAAAACAGTATGCGTAATACTGTCTCTGGTATATTTCTCTATAATTTTATTATTACCGCCCTGAGTTAAGAGTACGGTCATTTGCTTTTCCTTTTCAGCTCCTTTATATTCCTGGCGGATATTTAGCCCTATACTCAGGGCTAAAAAAGTCCCCAGAACACCGAAAGAAATAATGTTTTTTAATTTTGATGTCATGGTAATATTTTTTGCACGTATGGTGCGGTTTGTTGTTTTATTAAGCTGTCCCTAGCTTTTAGTGTCTTAGTTTGATTTTGCCAGAAAATCATCCTTTCATAATTCTCGATACGCTGATTGCGCTCATCCAGAATAACCTGGTATAATCTCTCACTCTGTTTTTCTTTTTCCCGGTAGATGAACCCTATAGCTCCACAACATAAAAGAAGCAGTCCTATAAGAAGCCCAATTACTACCGCTTTGGGATCTTTTCGTATATCCTCTTGCTCAAAGGGCTGCGGTAGTTCTGGCATTAACTATACTTTAAAATTGATAGACTTTAGCCAGGATTTAACATCAAAGCTTGGACAGGCTTTCTTAACTCCCGGAAAATCTCTGTGACCTTTTATTTCAGCAGTAGGGAATTTCTGTTTGAGCTGAGTTAATAGTTTGATTTGTGCAGCTTTTTGCGCTTCGGTTCGATTATCCAATGGTTGATTTTTTGAATCTACACCACCGATATAAGAGATATGGATACTCGGGGTATTGTATCCCGCTACACCGTTTGCAATTTGTTCGATAGGAAGAGTATTGACAATCTCTCCATTTGCTTTTATCATATAATGATAACCTGGGTTTTTCCAACCCAGAACACTACGCCAGTAGCTCTTTATACTTTCAATAGTTGTATTTTGAGGAGTAGCTGTACAGTGTAAGACAATATATTTAATGGTTCTCACGGTTATTAGTTTTTTAAGGAACCTGAAGGAGACAAAAGCCCCTCCAGGCTTTTTGGTTATGAAAAAAGGTTATTATGCTGCCGGAGCTTGCATCAATACACCAACACCTGCGTAATCGGCTCTTTTTGCTCTTCCGCCCATTCTTACTAGGAATGAGTAGATATCACCGTAATACTGTGGATCTCTTTCTCTGTCGAAAGTTTCCATTAAGCCAAAGGCTTTTTCTACTTTGGTTTTATTCCAGAATACGCTTCCTTCGCAGTCTGTTGCTTCGCCAATACCTCCAAATGCTTTAAAAATTTTATCCGGGGAAAGGGTGTATACACTAGATCTGGAGTAGATCTTCCAGCCCTGCACTTTATACATTACACCGGATCTTCTTTCCTCCTCAGTAACTGCGGCCATATAAGTAGCAGTTAACATTGAGTTCGCAGGAAATAAACGCGCTTCAGCAGCGGCTGATAACAAACAGAACATTTGGTTTTCTGTCCAGGCTTTCTTTCTTTTGAAAAAAACACGCATAGTTTGAAGGTCGTTAAGACTTTCGGCTTTCCTTTTTCCTGTAGCACCATCTGCACTGGCATCTACCAGGTCGCCTGTAGTGAATAAAATGTGATCTTTTGGAAGTTCTCTATTATCACCAATTGGAGATACTACCATATTGGTAAGCATTCCTTCAGCTACCTCTTCCGATAGATTTTCTACATCCTGATCCAAGATACTTCTACGTTTATCATAGGATAATTCTTTGGTATCAGCATTGGAGATGTGAATCGGATCGGTAGTATATTCGTCGATAACATAAAGCACCTCCGCATCTTTACGTTGTTTTACCTGAGCAGGTAATGTTTGGCGGTTTTTTTCCACTTTTGATGGTGCGCCAGCTTGTGGGATATGGACGATTCTACCGTTTACGATATTGCTGTCTTCAACATCTGAAACAGCCTGTAGCCAGGAATTATCTTCTAAGAGTTTTTCCTGTACGGTTCCTTCCCAAATTTCGCGTTCTAATGGCATAATTTTAAGTTTTTAATGGTTATTAGTTTTTTTAGTTTTTAGGTTCCCGGTTGTACTGCTTTTTAAAGCGTTCCGTATAGTATTCCGGGTGGTTTAGTTTAAGGGTAGCTAAGTGGCCACCTTTATCAAGCTGAGACCAGGAAAGCTTTTCGTATTGCTCCAGAGGATCGCTGCTGCCTTCCTTAACTTCAGACTGTACACTTTTACGCTTCGGAATAGCTTTTAACAGCTTCATAGCACTTTCGAAAGACAATTCCTGAAAGTGAGCTTTTCCGGCTTCGTCGATTCTACCATCTGTAACAGCAGTAGATAATTCAGCTTCCAGTTCAGCTTTCTCTTTAGCGTCCTGGGAAGCCTTTAAAGCATCGTACTTTGTCTTCAGCTCAGCAGTTTCATTTTTTGAAGCGGTTAACTTTGCTTCAATATCTTTTACAGCAGTTAATACAGCCGTTTCGTCTGCATTCTCAGCGAGTTGCAGGTGTGTAGTGAGTAATTTCATGGTTTTATGATTTTCTTTTTTAGGTTCCGGGGATTGGAGAGAAAGGCAAAGCGTATTGATTTCCGTTTCAGAAAGCTGTTTACCATCCATAGAGAAGAGCGCAATAGCGTTTCCATTGGAAGGAACTGCCACGATAGACACTTCAAACAGGATACATTTTTTAAGGATAATTTTGCCGTTTTCCTTGACCATATCGGCAGGATCGAACATAATACCTAGGGAACATCCTTTTATAGTACCTGCCAGTACTTTTCTTACCACTTCTTTACCTTCAGGATCTTCAGTGTCGAAATCAGGACGCATGTATAATTTGCCGTCTTTTATTTCGATATCAATCCATTTACCCAGAACATGCTTTGTATCGTTGTTGTGATTATTAAGGCATACAGGGTTTGGCTCAAATCTGCTTTTCAGATCGATTCCTGTGGTATCTACAAAGAACCCGTATGAGTTTCTTTCGTTTGGGTCATTGGTTAAAAATAAGGGTGCTTTCATGGGTATTTTTCGTGTATTCCGTTCGTTTCGGTGTTGCAAATTTTGCCCGAAAAACAGCCTCCGGAAAGTTGGCCACTTATGATACCCTGATATTCTGGGTATCATACCCCTGATTTTGGGGTATGATAGATTGCCAACTTCTGTAAGCCCCGGTATAGAAAGACCTTTGCTTAAACTAATAACCAAAAATGGCAAAAAAAGGACGACTAACAAACGAACAAAGAGATCGTTTACAGGAACATGCCCGGCTTTTGTACACCAAGGAAAATATTACTTCTCAGAAAGAACTCGCTGAAAAAACAGGCGTATCTGAGAAGACGATAAGCGAATGGATTACAACGGGCAACTGGAAGAAGTATAAAAGAAATACGATCCTAACCAGGGAAGAGCAATTAATTAACCTTCAGGACGAACTGGTAGAAATCAATGAGGCTATAAAAGCTAAACCTGAAGGTGCAAGATTCGCAGATTCTAAGGTTGCAAACGTGAGACGATATCTGATAAAGGATATTAAAGATCTGGAGCATGAAACAGGAATCAAAGAGACTGTCGATGTACTCACCTTATTTATCAATGAAATAAAGAAAGATAGTAAGGAAGATGCCCAGCTAATAGGTAAGTATGCGCACGCCTATATCCAATCAAAACTCCGGTAATCATGGCGAAACGATATACCCGAGAGGAGAAAGAGGCTCTGGATTTTTGGGATCTGTACTACAGCAATCTTAATACTGAAGACAGCGAAAGCGATAGTATAGATCCCTTTGAAGATCCGGACACAAAAGCCAAAAGAATAAAACGCCTGGAAGCAGACGACGAAGCCTGGTTTAAATATTACTTTAAAAAGTACTGTACTTCCGAACCGGAGACCTTTCATAAGGAATCTACAAAAAGGGTAATGAATAACCCGGAATTTTATGAGGCGCGGCCTTGGTCGCGGGAGCTTTCAAAATCCGGGCGGACGATGATGGAAGCCTGCAAGCTTGCACTTACAGGAAAGAAGCGGTTTATTATCTACGGATCTGCAACCAATGAAGCGGCAGTAAGGCTTTTAAAACCCATTAAAATGGCTTTTGAAAAGAACCGCCGAATTATTAACGATTACGGGGAGCAGGAAAACCACGGCCACTGGCGAGAGGATCAGTTTACTGCTCAGTGTGGCGCTTTGTTTATTGGTGTAGGTTCTGGTAACGCCCCAAGGGGTGCCAGAAATGAGGAGGTACGTCCGGATATGATCGTAATGGACGACTTTGATACAGACGAAGACTGTAGAAATCCGGATACTGTAGATAAAAAATGGGAATGGTTTGAGCAGGCACTATATGGTACACGTTCGATTTCAAACCCTTTGCTGGTCATCTTTAACGGAAACATCATTGCAGATTATTGCTGCATGAAAAAAGCCATAGAAATGGCAGATTATTACCAGATCGTCAATATCCGTGATGAAAACGGAAAGAGTTCCTGGCCAGCAAAGAATACAGAAGAAATGATCGACCGGGTACTGAAAAAAATATCGATAGCATCTGCTCAGAAAGAATATTTCAATAATCCTATTGTATTAGGAAAGGTATTCACTAAGCTCAATTATGGCAAAATGCAGCCTTTGCATAAATATAAATTTCTGATTGCTTATACCGATCCTTCCTATAAATCAGGAAAAAAGAATGACTACAAAGCCACTGTATTAATAGGAAAATGGAAAGACGAATACCACGTGATCTGGGTAGCATGCGATCAGACCAGTACGGCTAAAATGTTGGATTGGCAGTTTGAAATTCTGGAATATGTAGACGACAGATGTGCGGTGTATTTCTGGATTGAATGGCCGTGGATCGATGATATGTTTAAAGAAGAAATAAAAAAAGCAAATAAGAGGCATAAAAGAACTTTAGCGCTAAGAGCGGACGATCGGGATAAACCAGAAAAATTCTATCGGATCGAATCAAATTTAGAGCCTTTAAACCGCTCCGGAAAACTAGTGTTTAATATAGAGCTGAAGGGAAAACCCTTTATGAAAAATATGGAATTCCAGTTTTTGGCTTTGTCTCCCAAAAGTCGCGCTCATGATGACGGCCCCGATGCCGTAGAGGGTGGTGTATGGCGCGTTAATCACAAATCAAAAGAAAGTACCGGGCCGATAAGAGTATATGCCATAAAACCAAACCAAAAACGATATTAACCATGAACCAATTTTTAACACCTCAGGAACTTCGTACTCATGCTTATGACGAAGAGATAAAAGCAATAATCCGGGATGATGAAACTATAGCCCTGGCATGTATAGACATGGCCGTAGAATATGCCGAAACAAAATTATCAAAGCATTATGATACCGCAGCCATTTTCGCTGCCAGAGGAGATGATCGTAGCGCCTTGCTACTACAATACATTAAAGATATAGCCATATGGAGGCTGATCGGTCTCTCAAACCCTTCCATCGATTATGAAGATAAAAAGCTCCGGTATCAGGATGCCAAAGGCTGGTTAAATGAAGTATATAAAGGAATGCCGACAACCTTCCCAAAAAAAGAAGATACAAAGACTACCAGCTTTACTATGACCTCAAACCCTAAACGAGAAAATTATTACTAGCCATGAACAAAAGAACTCAAACATTAGCTGCCCAGGCTAAAGAAAAACGCGGAGAATCAAAGGAAATTAAATTAAGCCAGGTACTAGTCGTACAACCTCCCAAAAGAGATGCTGCCAATATCGAAACCTGGAAAAGTGCTGTACGTGCTGCTGATCGTGGGAAACGAAATAGCCTTGTTAATCTTTATAATAATCTGTTAATCGATTTAGTGCTTTCGGATGCCGTGGATAAACGTATCCGAAAAATAACAAATGCAGACTGGGTATTTTTAAGTGATGGTGAAGAGGTTATCGAAATGGCCGACTTTATAGACACCCCAGAATTTGAAGAGCTTTTACGCGAAATAATGCTCACCATATTTTATGGAAAATCCGTAATAGAATTAGGCTTTAACCCTGAAGGTTTCAGTATTTATTCAGTACCACGGGAGAATCTGGATACAGTAAAGAAAATTATTAAAAGAGATCTTACAGATGAAGTGGGTATCCCGTATGAAAACGATGAGTATTTATTGAACCTCGGAAAAGACAATGATCTGGGGCTATTCTGGAAAACTTCACCACATGCCATATTTAAGCGTAATGGCGGATCTGATTATGCACAATTTTGTGAGCTTTTCGGTATTGATATCCTGGCTGGTTATTATGATCCTGATGATGATACCGGGCGCGAGGAAATGGAAACTGCTTTTGCCTCCAGGGGGGCGGGTGGTTCCATTGTAACCAGTAATAAAAGTAAAGTAGAAACGATCGGCAGAAGTTCAGGAGAAGGCGGTAAAAATGGACTACACCGCAGCTTTCTGGATTGGTGTGATGAACAAATGCTAATCGGGGTCGTTTCCCAGACTATGACTACAAAAGACGGTAGTAGTTTAGCTCAAGGTAAAGTACATGAAGCCACTGAAGAAGATGTAAATAAAGCAGATAGACGCTGGGTAAGACGTATTTTAAATAGGCATCTGGTGCCTTTATTAGAGAAAAGAGGCTATCCTGTAAAACAGGGATTCTTTAGTACAGTAGAAGAAGATCGTTTAGATCCTAAAGCTCGTTTTCAAATTGCAAAAGAGGTCGATAATATCACAGAGGACGGTGTGGATGATTCTTTTTTCTATGAAACATTTGGATTACCACGAGGTAATAAGAAAGAAAGACAAAATCCTACTCCGGAAAGTGATCCTAATAATCCAGATCCTTCACCTGAAGAAAAGAAAAAAGATACTTCAGACCCTAAAGAAGAAAAAGGAAAGCGTACAAAGGTAAAAGCCAAAAAACTGTCTGCATTTGGTAGACTACGCAATTTTTTCGCCCACGCTCCTCGGTAGACTTTTATCTATACGAGGAGCTGGACTGGCAAAAGCTCGAAAATGAGTATTTGCATATCTGCTCACATGGTCACCAATTAGCACATAAACCACAGCCGGACTGGGCGGATCTCATGGCTAACGAATGGGAAGATCTTATACGGGATATCTACAAAGAAAAAGATATCCCGGAAAAAGGCTATCACAAACCATCGGTTCAGAAGATGGCTGGAAAATTTACTGATTCTATTAATCAGATTGATTACGACAGCCCGGATGAAGAGCTGCGCAAGATCCTGAAAAATAACGTCTGGAAATTCTCAGTAGCAAAGAACCATAATGATGCTAAGCGTCTTTCTAATCTATTACTGGATGAAGAAGGAAAGCTACGCCCCTGGAATAGCTTTAAAAAAGAAGCGGAAAAGGTCGTCGGAGATTCTAACCGTTATCTGAAGACTGAGTATGATACGATTGTTGCAGGCGCACAGATGGCCAGATTATGGAAAGAAGTGCAGCGGGACAAGCATATTTTTCCGTTTGTGCAATTTGACGTTGTAATGGACGATCATACCTCTGATATATGCAGTCCTTTGAATAAGGTTATTATGTCCGTGGATGATCCTATGCTACTGATCTACTGGTCGCCAAACCATTTCAACTGCCGTACAACAATTAGAAGGCTTAGAAATGGAGAACCTACAGAAAATGTAAGCTTCCCTGATATTCCTGAAGCTTTCAAAAATAATGTGGCTATTAATGGAGAAATTTTCACCAATGACAATACCTATATAGCGAATACACCGAAAGAAATATTGGCATATTCTGAAAAGCATGGTGAAAGGTGGTTTAGGTTCTATGATCTGCAAAAAAATAAACAGTATAAAGATGTCACTTTTGACATGGATACCCTAGGCGTAAAAGCTACACACGTAGAACACAATTTTAATAAGATCACCGGGAGCCATGAAAAAGCGGTACAGGATATCTTTTTCAAAAAAGGCGATGAAATTATATTGACTAGCGAAAGCTCACGCATACCAGGCAAAAAAGTAGATGGTACCTTGAATGGAAAAACATTTGATATCAGCTCCATTTTAGGCAGTGGTAAAAACACTATTAAAAGGGCTTTAAACCATAGTAAAGATAAACAAGCAGATATTGCAATATTGTATTTCCCGAATAAGGAATCTTTTAAACTGGATTGGCTGGAAAACAGCATCAGAATGTTTAACGGACAAACTGATTACCGCTTTAAACAGATCATTTACATAGTAGAAGGCAAAGTACACTATTATCAATAAAAAAAACCACTCTCTGAGAGAGTGGTTTTAAAGCACAGGGAGCAGCATTATCTGGTCTCTCTGTTCCACAAATATACGAAACTTTTTTGAATACAAACAAATGGCAAAATCATTAGAAGAAATTTTAGTAAAAAAGAAACAGCAACTAGCCCAGGCTTTCCGGGATATGCCTGCTATTGCAGGAGAAGAGATTGTAAACCATGCACTGCAAAATTTTGAAG